TGGGGGAATATCGTACTCTAAAATTTTCACGTTTATTATTAATAACAGCGCGAACAAGAAGATTGTTGCCCCACTGAAGAACATTTGTGTAGAAATTCATATAATAACTATATCACCTTTAGAGCTATTTGTCAAGGACAAATTTGGTGGTTACGATATATTTTCTTTGCGGGTTAACCATCACATTAGATCGTTTCATAAAATCACGATTAAATAAAATTGGACTTCGACCCTCTCTATTATCTAATAATATTTCAACATTTTTATAGATAGTTCCAACAAATTCTATATCTAACAAAATAGCATATCTTTCTTCTGTATAATTGTTTAAGCCGCCAACATCAACCTTTACAGTTCTTTGAAGTTTGCTTGTTACTGTTTTACCTTCATACGACCAAGTAATTTTTTTACCATTAACATCAATATTATCAGCATGAATAGTTGAAGCCGATGCTGAATTACCTGTATCAAATTTTGCTTCTAAATTGCCAAAGGGTTTTATAGTTACCATTTCTCTATGACCAATTTCCAATGCTGTATATCGCCAATTTTCTCTATTCTGAAAATGAATAACCAATTCTTTAATAAGATTTTTGCCTGTTGCTTTTTCAATACCTTCTGTGCCTGGAGAACTATTCACCTCTAACACAAAAGTATCTTTGCCATCCTTAATAAAATCTACAGCAGTCCATACACCATTTACTGCTTTATCAGCGTTAAGACAAATTGCAATTTCTTCATCATTTAACTTGTATTCTTTAACTTTAGCGCCTTGAGAATAGTTACTTCTAAAATCTCCCTTCAAAACATCTCTACGCATTGCGGCTTGAATTTCACCATTCAATACAATTACACGAACATCAAAATCAGATTTAATATATGATTGTAAAAGTATTTCAGTACTTTCATCTTGTTTCCAAAGCAATTGTATAAGAGAACTAAGTTGCCTTTTAGATTCTATAAAGATAACGCCAATACCCTTAGAACCACGCAATGTCTTTAATATCATCGGATATTCTTCTCCAATGATATCTAGTGAAGTTTGAAGAGTTTCTTCACTTTGTAATAAAGTAGTTTTTGGTGTTGGAATACCAGCATCAGCTAATCGTAAAGCAGTCCAATATTTGTCAGCACACATTTGAATTGTTGCTCGTGAATTAACACAACAAATTCCTATCTTCTCTAATTGAGAAACCATATCTAACCAAGCATCTCTGGATGCTACAGACCCACGAACAATAGCTACTGTATTATCATCAGAAATTTCAAATCCTTTATTATCATCAGCTTGAAAAGCTTTACCACCAGCAATTTTTCCCGATTCAACAAAAAGAACATAAGCAGGAATACCCAAACTTTTACATTCATCCAAAAGTCTTTGTGCAGTATGAAAGTATAGATTGTTGTCTGGCTTATTAGAAAGAATTAACAACCGATACTTGTCTTCTTTTTCTTCAGTAATGAACTCTGAGAACTTTTCCATTAGGCTTCTTTCTTTTTACCTATGTTATATTTGGTTTCTAATGTCCAATCATTCTTTTCACTAAACGAAAGAACCTTGATCTGACTTAATGGAGCAACTTCTGTTATTTCTCCAAGTATATTAATCAAACCCCAATCCTTCAACAAATTTGAAATTGTATTTCGTCGTGCAATATCATTTTCAGACAGATTGGTTTTCTTTCCATCAAGAGCAAATAGCTCTTTAAAATGTACAATATAGTATCGTCCTTGCTTATGTAATATATGACAAGACTGATATAGTTTTCGTTCTTTTCGGGAAGCAACACCAATACGAGATAGAGTTTCTCGTACCTTCAAAAAATCGTCAGGCTCTTTCAGCCCAACTTCAAGCATATGCTCCTGTGTCCAATTAATCTCTTCCATCTCTTCCACCCTTATTTAATTTTGCTTTTATGGCAGAAATTTGTTCATCATTTAGTATATCAAGAGCGGCCCTTGCCTTCTCATTGTTGTATCCATAAAACTCTTTAACATACTCTAGATTTTCTAATTTCTTCGCCTTCAGCCAAGGAGTATACCTTTTTCTTGGTCGTAAACTATTTATCAAAAAATCAAATTGGAGTTTCTTATCTAGATGATGTAGTTGATTGAGTTCATTCAACAACATAACGGTATCTGGAAACGGAGCAACACACTTGTTTACTATGAATGGTGGATATTTCTTTTCCCACTGTTCATCCCCTGTATCCATAAGAGGCTCTTTTGTGTAATTTATTGCATTAAGATAATCTTTCAGTTCATACATGACTATTAATAATATCTATATTACAAGACATTGTTCTCCTTTCACCTTCACCAAAAAAAGGTGCGACCTGATGAAGCAACCAAATTGGAAATACCACAACCTTTCCTACCTCTGGATGAGCATACGCAAATGAAGGATGTTTAAATCTAGGTATATCGTACATACTGTCTCCACCCCAAACAAATTGAGTTAGACCATCTGTACTACCAGAATTACCCTGTTGTACGCCCACTTCACCTTTCATCTTTTCTCCAATATCAGATATTTGTGATGGAAGCTTTAGAAACGCAATCATAGATACGCCCCTTCCACTGGCAGTTCCATGCTCATGCAAAGGATTATAGTCTCCAGCATAGCTATGTACCGACCAGATTTTCTTAACAACATAATCTTCTTTAGGGCCGATGATGTTTTTAATACGATCAGACATTGGATGTTGAGCAGCATATTCTTTTGCACACATAATAAAAAACTTACTCAACTGTTTAGGTACGTCATCGTTTAAATCAAATTCTAATTGCTTTGATCTTTTATCTTGTTTTATTTGTCCTACTAATTGAGATGATAAGTCTGGCAATCTATCAGTGTTATCATCAATATACTTATTAATAATATCCACCTCATCTAAAGAGATTGCAGAAAAACCTAATTTCAATTGTGGTATAGTTTCAAACTGAACTATTTTATTTTCTGTCAATTTTCATTCTCCCATAACATTACATTTAAAAACAACACAAGTTCTTAACTGATAACATTCTCTAGATACTGGCATTGCCTTATGAGGAAGACTGGCTGTAAACACAACCAATTTATTTCCAGCATAAGGAACAAGAGTATCATCAACTAAAGTTCCACCACCCCATTCTTGTTTCCAATCCATACGGGGATAGTATATCATAGTAAAATCACCATCATCTATATGAAGATGCGGTTCAATTCCATGTGTATGAGCATTACAATATATTCGTATATAACTATCAATATTATATTTAGATTTGAAATCAAATTTATTCATTAACATTTGAAATAAAGGATCAACCCAATAATAATTTGATAGACTACATTCTTCTTCACTGTGGCCACAGAAAACATGCCAATGTTTATTTGGTTTAGTAGGCTCAGATGAGTAATCATATTTCCATGATAACCTCTTAACCTCATCATCAATCAGTAGAGCATTGTGTTCTTCTAAAACATCATCATATACATCAATCATTCAATTACCCTTTTTCGTATAAGGTTTAACTGACTTTTTAATTTCTTCTACATTTGGTAATGGCAAATCCTTATGAGGAATTCTTTCAAGATTTCCTGCAACCAAAATTCTATCTTCTTCACACACAGATGGTGGCACTTCATGTTTAATCCAAGCAGGAAAGATAACCAAATCTCCTACCTGTGGAAACACATAATAATTTCCCTCTTTACCTTCTGGGAAAACTAAAGGCATTGAACCTTGTGGAACCTTTACATAGTATCCCCATGACCAAACATTTGGCCAATGTGCATGTGCAATTGAAAAATCATTCCTCTTATATAAGACGCCCCAACAATCAGAAGCTCTACACTTGATAGGCGTTGACCCCATTTTCTCAGCATATGGAATTACAATATCACATAGTTTATTAAAACTAGGATGCTTGTAATGCATATTGAGATTTGTCATGTCTGCTTGAACAACTGTTGGTCGTTTTGGCCACTCATTCCCTGTTTCAAGAATAATACTTTCCATAGTAGAATGTAAATCAGAACCAACCTCATCAAATATGTTTTTAATAAAGATTGGCCGAGTTACATTTATATCATAATTTTCTATTACATTTCTAGCTAGAGGAATTTTTTCCGTCATTTGAATTTAGCTCGTGCCATAATCTCTGTGAAACAAGCCATCAGATTTATTTCTTGATCTGCAACAAACGCCGCCTTGTACTGATACTCACCCAAAACAACAACCACATGGGGTATGCTACCCCCATCCACATAATCGTAAAGATTGTCATAAATGCGGCGAAACAAACGTACAGGATCATTATCAAGATTATTGACAACCCATTTACGAACATTAGTAAACTCCTTATTCTTCATAGATTGCATAAGCTCTTTGATATTTACCTCGGCAATATCAACAAGCATACCAGCATCAATTGCACCTGATACAGAATACCTTTGGAGTTCATTCAATACTCTACGCCAGTCTGGAAAGTATTTATTGATTATCTCTGCAACAACCCTTTTATCATGTTTTACATTCTGATCATTTAGGATTGTAACAACTCTTGCCATAAATTCTTTAGCAAGTTTTGGTTTCTCTGAATTAGGAATAGAGAAATCCACAACACTACAACGAGAATGTAATGGCGGTATCAATCGATTTTTATAATTACATGTAAGAATAAAACCACAGTTCTTATGAAACTCTTCCATGAACCCACGCAGGGCTGGTTGAGTTGATTGTGGATTTAGATAGTCTGACTCATCCAAAATAATATACTTACGCCCACCGTGAAGTGACACAGTGGATGCAAAGTTTTTAATTTTAGTTCGTAGAACATCAATGCCTGATTCTTCCGAACCATTGATCATCATATAAGTTGAACCCAACTCATCTAGCATTGCTTTCGCAGCAGTAGTTTTACCTACGCCCGAAGTTCCTGATAAAATTAAATTTGGTATATTACCTTCATTAATAAAATCAGTTAATGTATTTTTTAGACTATTAGGAAGTACGCATGATTCGATATCCTTGGGGCGATACAACTCTACCCACAAAAAAGTTTCCATTATATAAATTCCTTACTTCAAGCATCATACTTGGACTCTGGTTCCAGAGCAATCCAATATTTAATATCTACATTTGCATTTACAAAATGACTAATGTTTTTAGAAGAAATTGATACATCATATGTACCAGACAAAAGTTTCAGATTTTCAACCTTGAACCAAAACTTATATGGCAGATTTTTTCCATCTTGATTATTGACATCAACTTTTACATCATAAGCATTTGCAGTTGCATTTTTCTTATCAGTAACTTTCAATGAAGCAACACCACTATCTGTTCCTTCAAGTAACATATCTGGAACACCAATAACAGCTGCAGCCTTTTGTACATTAGACAACAAATCATTTGCAAAAGAAAAATTAACTTCACACTCTGGCATTGTAAGTTCTTTGGTTACTGTTGTAACTACAGATGGATCAGAATACCAATATTTCAAAGACGTACCATTTTCTGTCATTACAACAAAATCATTATTGAAATCCAAACTTGGTTTTTCAAAAAGTGATAATGCAGCAAGAAATTCATTCAAATCATAAATTGCAAATTCTGTTGGAAAGACTTCTTTCACTTCAGCCGTTGCAACAATATTTTTCATTGCAGACATTGTAGAGATACTACTGCCTGCTTTGATCACAAGGTTCTGATTGATTGTTGCAAAATTCTTCAATACAGATACCGTTTCATTACTAAGATTCATTTTCACTATTTTCCATTTCATTAATGTATAAAGTTATAATACCATAATGTATAACTTTTAGCAAGTCCCTTCTATCCTTGCCATTCTTTTTTCCATATCGTTGTGCATACTTGAGTATGTTACCAATACAGAAACCTTCACCGTGACCACCATCTATGATAAACTCTGTAGCTTGAAACTTGTTCTTGCTATAGTGTTCATCATAGGTGGAGTCAATATACTTTGATAATTCCTCTAGGGTTTTATCTTCGTTATATTTGTAATCAATCAAGAAGAAGCTTCCTCTTCATCCTTCTTAGCTTTTGCATAATTTTCTTTCTCACGAACAGATAGATGTTTCATAAGTTCCTGATCTGAATCACGAACATTCCAATTCATAGCAATAGAACGTCGTTCACCATCACCAAAGAAAGGTAGTACCTGATGTTTCAACCAATTAGGAAATACCAACATTACACCAACAATAGGTTTAACGTAATCCTCAGTTTGAGCATGTAACTGTAAAATATCTCTGCGACTATTTTGACCCCAAATTAAATGAGTAAACCCATCAATAGCACCATTAGCACCGTGTAATGAAGTAGGAACGTCATCAAGTACCTCAATACAATTGGGAACTTTCAACCAAAGAAAACCAGACAGACCAGCCATAGATTGACAACCATGATCATGATAAGGATTATAATCTCCAGCATAAGCACGATTTGCCCAACACTGAAAAACTTCAGCCTTTGAATCTCTATCATATCCTTGTTTAAGATATGTAGTGCCGATCTGATTAAATACAGTTTCTAATTGCTTGCCAATCTCATTGTCAAGAGGAAAATCTAATTGGGCAGAGCTCTTATTATTTTTGAGTTGGCCAACAAGACCATTAGCATAACTCTCGTTTTTTGGAATGATGTCTTCATCAATATGTTGATTAATTTCATCAACAATTTCAAGTGGAAATTCAATGCGGCCGATTGCAAAGTTTTTAATAGGCCGGATTGCAAATTTTAATCCATGATTATCTTCTTCAAACTTTTCATCGTCTGACTGTTCTGACTCTGCTAGTGCAGCGACACTCTCTTGAGCAACTCTTGCCTGACGTTGATCTTCGCTTTCCACTACAGGGTTTCCATCAAGATCAACCTGTCTTGCAACAGCGCCGTCCTTCATATCCTCTGGACTATCAAATTCAAATATCTTCATTATTACTCCTTCACTTAATTATATATTTTATAATATAGGAAAGGGGGGTCAAAGTCAACCCCCCTTTCTATTTTTTTTATTCCACTATGACCCCAAAGGGTCAGGGAGGAATTATGATACAAGCCGTGATAGTAATTTTTACCATCTTACTTCACCGGAATTAGGCGAGGCTTCTTCTCTTCTGGAACAATACGCTCAAGGTCAATATTGAGCATACCATTTTCGAGAGAAGCATCATTCACTACAATGTCATCTGCAAGAGTGAATTTACGATTGAACTTACGATATGAAATTCCGCGATAAATGTTGGAATCATTTTCATCGTTCTCTTTAACTGAACGAACCGTAAGTAAGCCTTCTGCTACTTCGATTTCAATATCATCTTTTGAGAATCCCGCCAGGGCCATTTCAATGGTGTAGTTATAGTCACCCCCTTTACGGATGTTATATGGCGGGAACCCTGTAGACGTTGCATTATTTGCAACGTAAGTATTGAGCTGATCGAAGAGTCGATCAAACCCAACAGCATAGGGTGTAAGTTGATTAAAATTGTCGAATAGACTTAATGCTCTGGTAGTAACCATTTTTTTATCTCCTTTACTAAAAGCAAGACTATGTTATGCATCCCATAATGGCGATGCGTTAAGTGGTAGTTTTTTTTGGTTATTTAGAGAAACTACCAAAACTCATTAGTAATTTTGTTTAACGTAGAGTGAGAACCAACCTCGCTCAGACTCGGAGAATTACCGGAAACTCCTTATTATATATAGTGAGTTTGTTTCTAATTTCAACCACTATATATAAACTTTTTTTAGAACGCATCACTAGCTAATTCTTCCTCGGTGCAAGTATCAGGGTCGCCGATGCCGTCTTCACTTTTCACAATACCAGCATCAATCTTGGTGTAGAGATCAAGGAACGATTCCTTGGTATCATCATCAAACCGAGCGACACACAATTCGATGGCCTCCATCTTATTACCAAAGATGGCGTAGGCCTTTACAATGTGATCCAACCGGCGAGTAGAGATGACTTCATCAACACCACCATCGTAGAAGGTTTTACGGATAACTTCAGCCCATGTGATCAGGTTATTGGCAAAATCATCATCAACCTCACCATACTTCTTCATGGAATTAACTACGATCTTCTTCTCAGTCGCAGCAGTCGCATAGGGCTGCTCCATCGTGATTGCAAACCGTTCTAGGAACGCTTCGTTCAGAATGTTAGTTCCAATGAAGCGACCATCCTCAGAACCCTTGCCTTTAGTGTTGGCAGTCGCCATCACATTGAACCCATCTTTAGGAGTGATCCACTTGTTAATCTTCTTTAGGAAGACGCCCTTACCCTCTAGGACAGGCTGTAAGGCGAGTAGCTTGTTAGAACCTAGATCACACTCATCAAGGAGCAACGTGCAACCCCGCTCCATCGCTTCGATGACAGGGCCGGGAACGAACTTGGTTTCACCAGATACCAATCGAAATCCACCGAGCAAATCATCTTCATCAGTTTCGATGGTGATGTTAACCCGAATGAGCTCCTTATTCATTTTGGCGTGAACCTGTTCGATCATCAGAGTCTTACCGTTGCCGGAAAGACCAGTGACAAAAATGGGATAGAACAAACCAGACTTGACAACTTTCTCAATTTTCGAGAAGTTGCCCCAAGCAACGAAACCATCAAATGCAGCAGGAACTAGATTCTGCTTTTCCATATTTGATGCAACCAGATTTACAAAAACAGGTTCAGCATTCTCAACCGCAGCAATCACTGGAGCAACCGCAGAATTTTTTTCTGAAGGCAATTTGTATGCGTTGTAACCCACAGAGTAATTCTTTCGGAACCAAGTAGGATACGGAACATTCGCCTTGAGAGCAGCTTCCTTGGTCTGAGCCTTTGTCAAGACACAGCCATCGCCAAACATCTCAATAGCGGTATCCACAAATAACTTTTTGCGAGGAGTAAGTTTCATAACAATCTTTCCTTCATTTCTCATCATATATACATGCTAACATACTAAACGGGGGTTGTCAATCAAAAAATGACCCATAAAATCATTTTTTTGGAAGTGTGGTAAAAATACCACACTACGCCACGAGCGCGACAAATTTATTTAGAAGTTGCCGACTAGCAACTTTACCTTTTGACATCTTACCAAAAGCAGCTTTCAGTTTGGCTTTACCAGCACCAATCAATTCATCATCAAGAGTATCATTCTCAGTCTTGAGTGCATTGCCACCGGGCAGAATATAATACTCATCATATCCCAGCTGGGTGAGTGCAAGATATTTATTCTTATTTAGAAACTTGATCTTTTCTATCAGATCGTCAGGGTCATGATTTTCGTAATTATAACCCATAGCACTGTAAAGAACTTTTTTATCAACACGGCCGGACTTACCAGAACCAGCGATAAAGAACCCAACGATATTCATTTCGGATACCCGATTTTTCAGCATCCGAAGCAAATCATTAGTTATATCGGTAATTTCATAAGCCTTATTGGTTACAGGGTCAGTGATAATAATTTTATTTGTTTTACGACCACCGTGAAAACTTGACTGACCAGGCAAAGAAATGATGCGTTCGCTGTGTTCATTAGTGTGGCTATTGAACTGATAATCAAAGACACCATCAAACGGCTGCTGCAACCATCAGTCAAAAAGATTGTATTAACTTTCTGAACACCAGTATCATTCTTAAACTTAGGAACCAAATCCATCATTGCAACGATTGCCTCATTCAGAGGAGTTCCACCAAGCTTGATATTAACAGGCTCAGGATAGGGATATCCTAGTTCGCTCCAATCCCGATACCCAGTGTACCGTGAAGCATACATCCAAAGAATGTGCATCATATCCATTTCTTCAACAAGAGTCATATTACTAGAGAAGAAATTTAGAAGATTAAACTTGCTGAGAACAAGATCACCAGACTTAAATTCATTGACCGTCCTGTTGGTGGCACAGTGATAGCGGCCTTCATTCCCATACATATCAGAGAACGCAAAAACTTCGAAGGGAATCTTTGTCCGGCGACAGAACCAAATCAGATTATACATCTGTGACAAAGTGCCAAGGAGATTGTCAGCCATCGAACCAGACCAATCCAGAACCATAACCATACCGTGATTAGTCGCACCAGGCAGAGTAGTAACCTTCTTAAACAAATCATCATTATATTTGTAAGTGTGAATTTTACTCATATCCAAAGAACCAGTTTTAGAAGTGGCCGCCCGAGCATACTGATCAGCAGCCTTCTTCATCTCAAATTCTTTGACCATGTAAGCAACAGTCTTCTTGGAATCATTCTTGAGAGCTTCAACTTCCTCACGAGTCTTATTCCAATAAAGAGCATCGGTAGATTTTTGATCATTATAGTGTGATGTAAATTCTTCTAGTAGCTTCTTGTTATCGACTATAACTTTTTTAAGGTCTACTTTAGGAATTCTAGCATATGTCCGTTCTTCAGCACCCTTATCCCGAAGGGCATCCATACCCTTACCAGAAGCGGTATCAGTTTCAGCAGTAGGAGGCCCGCTCTTACCACTGGAATTTTTTCCACCTTCTACGGAGCTAGGGTTATCAGTTTTTTCATCAGAAACAGATTCGCCATCTTCAGAGTCATCTTCGGCAGATTCTTCTAGTTCACCTTTAGAAGATGCATCATCAGAGACTTCATCACCCTCATCACCTTCATCACTGCCATCATCAGAAGATTTACCACCTTCAGAGTCATCACCCTCATCACCAGACTCACCAGGCTCATCAGACTCACCAGAATCATGATTATCAGTTTCAGGCTCGTTTTGGTTTTCTGACATCCAAGCATAAAGCTCTTCAGCAAGATCAAGAACCTCATCTTCAGTTTCAGTTTTCGCAACCCGATCTACCCATACCTTTTCCTCTTCAGAAAATAAGATATTGGTATCACCACCCTTGGAAAAGATATTAATCCGATCAATCAAGCTGTAGGTATTAACATCCCTACCAGAAGTACCGAAAAAATCTTTCTTGATTAGGTCAACATACCCACGCTTGAAAACACCGACGAGCCCGGGATATTTACGTTTTGCAAATTTCTCAATTCGGGCATCTTCGACAATGTTCACAAACCCGTGGTCGATATTCCGAACCTGAGCTTTCTTGAGCATATCAAGAGGAGTCCAAAGAGCATGACCAATCTCATGGCCAACCATCAGATCATAAATGTCCTTGGTCATATCCTCATCCTTCCAGATGGGCAAACCAAGTTCACGGGTCTTTGAATTGAAATACGCCGTTTCCATCTGTTTATGGACAACGAAGATATCCTCTTCAGCAAGGAGTTTTGCGAGTGTTGACTTATTTTTGATCATTCCTAAGATTACCATATGGAATAGGAATAGTCAACAATCAAACTAGCTTCTCTGTCGATTTATCGATATTTGGTCAAAAGTGTGACATATTTACCACATTACTATCACGGCCGTGGTGCTAAGTCATTGATTTTAAAGGGAAATTACCATCATCCTAAGCCATTGAAATCATTGACTTTTTTTTCATCTTCACAGCCCGTTTTTTCCCCATATCCAACTTCAATTTACTAACTCTTTGTGTGAAATTCGTACCATCCATATGGTCCATCTCATGTTGGAAAATTCGACATTCCAGACCCATCATAGTCACTTCTTGCAAATCACCATTTTCATCCTCAAACGCACAATTGATATGATCTGGGCGACTGACCTTCAGCCACATGCCAGGATATGTCAAACATCCCTCATCCATCAATACCATTTCTAGGCCTTCACTGATAATTCTAGGATTGAAACAGGATATAATCTCATTCTTATTTACATCTGAATACATCACAAATACTCGTTCCATGATGCCGCATTGATTTGCAGATAGTCCAATACCATGAAAATTCTTCATGGTTTCTATCATATTTTCTTTTAGTTCTTTTCGATCCAAGTCTTCACTGCATCCTGACAAGGGGATCGTAAGAGCTAGACTGTTGTTTTCAATTAGTGTGTAAGTTGCCATATCATGTCCTTCCATAAAAAATAGTGTTATTTACTTTCCTGTCAAATAAATACCAAGCACAGTTGTCTTTGCCTGTCATATTACCAAACCATTTAATTCTGCCTACGCTCACAATTTTGCTGCACATTGCCATATAAGGAGCGCTTTGTTTAGTATGCATCCAATCTGCATCAAACAACAACCAAGTTTGGATTCTTGGAGCAAAGTATTGAATCATAGGATGTAAAATCTTTCTATCCCAAGGTGGATTTGTAACTACATAATCTGATTCAATAAGTTTATTATAACCAATTTCACTATAATCATTTTTATGTATTCCTTTTGCTTGAGGTTCAATATCACTTGCCCACATACAAATACCTTTTGTTTCTAGATGTTCTATTAATGCCCCATTACCAGCACAAGGTTCTGCGAATGGAAAATCATCTGGTAAATGTTCCAGTAAAGGTTCCACTGCTTCCATCGGCGTAGGATAAAAGTCTCTTGGCTTTCGTTCAAAGTCCGAGCGCTTGCCCATCAACCATTACCTCGCTATCTGTTTCTATCCATACTCTCGCACCACAAGATAATGGATTGTCGGGTGAATAGACAACTTTACTATTTCCCAATATCTCTACTTCATGACCATAGGTGTTACTCTTATAAGTCTTCACCGTAATCACAGGTTCATTTGTACCGTGCTTCTTATTCGAACGAATCTTATGCATATTAATATGTATTTTCTTTTTCATTTTCTATTCAACAACATGACTAAAGTTTCTAACCTTCTCAAATTTGATTGTGCTTCTAAACTTGTCTACCAGCACATCTTGTTTATGACTGATCACAAAAATATTCTCATCAGAGAGAGTATTGAGAATTTTCAAGAACTCATCTGTGCCTGAACCATCAAGAGAACTATCAAAAATTTCATCCAGCATCAGCAGATTGGTGTTGGTACTGTTCTTCATCTTTGCAACAGCTCTCCATGTAAATAGAAGTGCCAGATCAATACGCATCTTCTCACCTTCACTGAATGAATCATAAGTAAACTCATCACGATATCTTGACTTGATTGTTTCCTCAAAACTTTCATTCAGAGTAAAGTTCACATAGAACTCCATAGAAGTCAGATAGGTATTAATCAACTTATTCATGATAGGAAGATACTGCTTGATAATCTTGGTCTTGATACCAGTATCTTGAAGCATATTTTTTGCAGCTTCAGAATAAGTCAAATCCTCACGCAATTTTGATTTGTGTTCTTCTGTAGATTTCAAGCTTTGTTTTAGTTCTTCCATTCTATCATAATCAGATTTACTTACATCGCCAGTTTCCAATTGTTCAATCTCGGCTTGAAGTGTAGAGTTGAATTTTTCTAGCTGCACAACAGAACTGTTGTCTTTGGCCATCTGTACTTCATTCTCTCGAATTTTATCTGCAATATCAGAAATCTCTTTTTGTCTATCTTTTGACTTCTTCAGTTCGTCTTCAAGTTCTTTCAGCCCATTTGAGAATTTGGTTACATCTTTCTGCTTATCAGATACCATTTCCTGTTTGAAAATCTC